CACCTCCGAAGAGGCAGCCTCTTGATCACGCAGTCGCCGGAAAGCGAACAGCCCCATCAGACGCGCTTGAGCAGCACGGTCAGGATCACACCAGCCAGAGATGTGGTGGTGCCTGTCACGTCAAGTGCCAAGCGGTTGCCGGCTTCCAGCACCAAGTTGCCATTAGTGGCGGTCAGGGCAGGAGCCTGCTCGGTCAGGGCAGTGCCCTTGAGGTCGAGCTTGGTATCGCCGAGGAGATCATCGCCAGCTGTAGCAGCTTCGGTGCCTTGGCAGCGGCGGATGGTGCCAGTGACGGCACTGCCATCGGTGCCAGCAACAGTGTGGATCTCGCGCACTGCTACCACTTCGCACTTCACCGGAGCGGTGAAGAACTGCACGTCAGCCACAGAAGAGGCGATGAAATGACTGGCAGTGATGTACTGCTCAGTGCTGATTTCAAACTGGGAGGGTTGCGCCATGGTTAGTTACCTCAGAAGTTAGAAGTGACGGTGCCACGGACGATACCAAGGTTCTTGGTTTCGTACACCTTGGTCCAGTTGCCGACGGTGGCAAGCTGAGCTTGGGTGGGGTTGGGGGTCGTGACGGCCCACTTAGCGCCCACAGGGTGGTAGCAGTAGTGCAGGTCGATGGACATGGCATCGCTCTTGGCGAGGATGTCACGGTCGGTTTCGGTCTGCATCGCCATTTGCTCACCGCTGGCGATAGCGCCTTGGGTGAAGAAATAGACGGGGTAGTTGGTGCTGGTGGGCGCCAGGTCGTCAGAGACGATCACACGCAGGCCCATGTAGGCGGGCACGGGGTTGTCGCCGCCGTAAGCACCAGCGATGCTGCCTGCAAACACAGGAGCAATGCCAGTGGTAGCCACAGTGCCGCCACCGCGTGCTTCGGTGTTGGTCACGTAGTCGATGGCCTTGCGCTCAACGAGGTCGTAATAGACCGCAGAGTGCATGGCAACGGCGGTGAGCTTGTCGCCTTGATCGCCCAACAGCGCACGAGCTTTGGCCACTTGGCGGGGGCCAAGGGCAGTCATGCCGCTCAGGTCAAACGACAGCGGAGCAAAAGCAGCGCCGGAGTTGGAGGTCAGACCGCCAAACACGCCTTCCAGCGTTTTGATCAGGTCCTTCTGGCGCTGGTTGGCCACATAAGAGGCAACCTTGGCGCCGATGGCAGCCATCGGGTCAGCGCCAGCAGCAAGGGCTGCAAGGTCACGGGACTCAAAGGCGCGGCCGCGGTGCAGGATCACGCCAACTTGTTTGTCGGCAGTGATCTTGCCAGGCGTCAGCGAGGTGCTGTCAGTCAGCACTTCAAAATCGCCGGACAGGTTGGCCTTCCAGAAGGGAACGTTGATGTAGTCACCACCCTCTGCAGCGTTCAGCTCAGCCATGGGCTGCACCACGCCGGATGCCAAGAAGGCATCACGCAGTGTGGTTTGCTCAATGACGTAAGGCGTGAAAATCTCGGGGATGATGACATCAGAGCGAAGGGTCGCCATGATGAAACCTCAGGGGATTGGTTGATTGTGGGCGCAGCCCTTAGATACCCAGCGCAGCCGGTTGCAAATATATTAACGTCCTGCTGCAGCTTTCAATCGGTTGTACATATCACGGTCGGTGCGGAACAGGCGTGATTGCTCGGTCAAATTGAATGACTCTTGCAGGAACGGGTTTTTGATGCCAAAAGTGGCGTCACCGTTACTGCGGCCAGATGGTGCGCCACTACCCTGCGGCTTGGGTTGCTTTTGCATCCAGGCGGGTAGCGTCTTGGCCCATTCGCTAACAGGTGTGCGCTGGTAGCCATCGACGACTACCACCGTGCCATCAGGGTCACGCTCAATCTGATCACTGCTCAGCTTGGTCTTGAGCACCAAGTCGGGGTCATGCACGATGTCCGCCAATGCGGTCACGGCTGGTGTGACCAGCTCCAACTCACGGACACGGGACTCGAGTTCTGCGATGCGCTGGTCCTTCTGCGCCGTCGCCTCGCGGTACTGCTGCTCCAAAGCTTGCCTTGCTTCGGAGTATTTTCCTTGTTGCTCAAGTTCGGCTTGTTCGGCTTTGCGCTTGAAATCAAGCAGCTCGTCGATGTTGACGCCATCGGGTAGCTTCGGTGATTTCTTTGCTGATCGCAGCTCGGCGATCAATTCTTGATTCTTGCGTTCTAGCGCTTCAACGCTACGTTGCAGCGCTTCAGTGTCACCAGTTGCCGCAGGCTCCTGGGTCTGGTTTTCGTCAGACATGCGTATCCCGCAGGGATAGAGTGCGCTCCTACTTTACGCCTTTGCGCTTGCGTTTCTTGGCAGTCTTAGCTGCAGCCTTAAATGCAGCAGCAGATGGCCTGCCCTCTTCACCCTTGCGTGCCATGCGTTCATTGCTGCCACGCTCAATGCGCTCGCGCTTGGCATTGATGTTGGCGTAAAGCCCAGGTTTCTTAGCCATCACTTACGCTTCCTTGCTTTTCCGGCTTTTGACAGCGCGATTGCCACGGCTTGCTTTTGCGGTTTGCCCTTTTTCATCTCGGTCTTGATGTTGGCTGATACTGCAGCCTGTGACTTGCCCTTCTTTAACGGCATCGCGCCACTCAGTTACTGATGCAAGCTTAGCCATGTCAAGCGTTGCCCAGTATTGGATGCCATCATCACGCTGGCATAGCACTGCAGCAATCCAATTGCCGTCAATAAAGGCTTCGACAGGATCGCTGACGATCAGGCCATTTTGGAAATGCCTAAGGCTTGGCAGGTCCATATCGTTTGCGTAGCTGCTCTAAGGTTACCTCTGAGCCATCATCACGAACTAGCTTTGCAATTGCATCGCGTGGGCCGTATTTATTGGCAAGCCGGTTGAAGTACGGCACCTTTTCTGGTCCTAGTGCCTCAGCTTGCACGCTGCGTGGTTGCTTGGCTAGCCACTCGCCATAGCTTTGGTTGATTGGCACTTGGCCATCCTTGCTAGCGCGGGTTGCGGTGGTAGACGGCGGCAGGATGTCTGGATCAATGATTGGCACAGTCGTTGAGCGGCAGTTGAAGTGCTGTGGCGGCATTGGGCCTTTGCCGTATTCAAACTCACGGCCATCTAACGCACGGCAAATAGCACTGGTGCGGGTATCAAGTGTGGCAATGTAACGGTATTTCTTGGTGATGTCCTGATTGGCTTCATACACCTGCTGGCTGGCGCTGTTGGCCACTTGATTGATGCTGGTGCGCACTAGCGCCATAACTTGGTTATCGGCCACGGCAGTTGCTTGGCCACCTGCTGCCACGAGCTGCCCTACGGTCTTGGCCTGCTCGCCAAATTGCAGGCTGCCAATCAACCGCTTGGCAATATCTGGCGTGGTTTCACCTGTTAGCAATCCTTGCCGTACCACCTGCGAAAACCGCTCAGCTTGATCCACCGCAATACCGCGAAACGCTTTGCTGACTACCTCACCGTTGGGCAGCGTGATGGTTGCACCCTGCGCTGCGGTAAGGCTGAATGTTTGCGGTGCGCCTTGCACTGCCGCGAATAGGTCGTCCGACAATGCGACTACATTGATCTGCGTTGGATCAGTAGTTACAACTGATTGCGCAAACTGCGGGCTGATTTCTACGGTATTAACCGCAGTGCGCGCACCGGCAGGCAGCGCTTTGCGTAGCTCTTCGGCTACAAATTCAGACTGCAGCTCAGCCAATCCCTGCAGTTCTGTGGCTGTTAGCTCTGTCGCGTCACCAGCCCAGCCAGCTAACGAATCCTTAAGTTGCGCCAAAATGGCGCGCAACCTAGCAGCCTTAACTGGTGCAGTTAGATCATCAATGGCGCGCAGTTGATTCACTGCATCAATAATGATGTCGTTATAAGCATTGATCACACGCCGAGCCACGCTATTGCTGTAGCGATTCAGGTCAATCGCGTTGCGGTATAGCTTGGCTGGTGTTGTCATTGCATGATGCCCAAGTCTGTTGCGCTATAGCCAGAACGAATACTTAAGTTGGCGCCATGCTGCAGGGCATCAGTTACAACTTCTGCAAATGCGTCATAACCATCTTGGCCGTCTTCCATTAGTACCACCTCGTCCACTGCATCGGGCTTGCCATCTTTGTACCAGCTAATGCGAATGATTGCCAGGATTTCGCCTGGCAGCACGCTGACGTGATAATCAAGCTCTTGGCAACGTGGCCTCTTCGGTTCCATCATTATCATCAGATCCACTAGCCAGTCGGTCAACCTGTCCAGCAGGTTGTAGGTCCATTCCCGCATTAGCTGTGGCCTCCAGTTCTTGTTCAACGTCAAAGTCATCGCCTAAGACCTCGCCATCAGCCAGTTGCTGCAGCAGGGTTTCTTGGGTGATGGTGCCAGCAGTGTAAAGCTCGCGCAGGCTGGTAATCTCCTGCGGGTCAAGCCTGATACCCATGAAGTCGCGGTTGACATGGCAACTACCGGCCGCTTCATTCTGGCCGAGGTACTGCGCATGGAACTGCAGGCAGTTGTCGATCATATCCTGCATATTTTGCGCAATTACCATCATGGTGCTGTCGCCTTGACTGCGATTGATGCGCTTTGCTTCAGCGGTTTCAGCTGTCAGCTTTTGGCCTAGCACTGCTGATAGGCCAAGTTCATTAATCTGCAAAGCAAGCTGCTCTAGTCGCTGAAACTGATACTGAAAGCTAGTGCCGCCAGGTTCGATGTACTCAGCGCGGCCTTCTGCAGGAAATGCAATGGCTTCACCGGGGCCTGCTGATACCTCTTCGGCGCTACTAGGGAATCCATAGAACGCCAGCATCGGCACTGCTGAAATGTGCAACTGGTTGTCGAGATCAGACTGGATCTGGTAGGTCTTTAGGTTTAGCTCGGCAATGTCCTCTAGTGGTGGCCGTGATTCCATGAATCCGACACGGTTGGAGTATGCAACGCTAAACGGGATTTCGCTCAGGCTGGTGCGACCTTCGTCCACGATGCGGAAGTCGCCCTTGTCATCCTTCTGGTGGATCTGATACTCGCCAGGCGTTAGCACACGCACCTGCTCTACCACCTTCTCGCCGTACAGTCCATCAGGCACGCTGGCTAATTCCTGTAGGCGCAGCATAGTCAGCTGTTGCTTGCCTTCCTTTGTTTCAGTGCGCCAGCCAAGAATGTCGCGTGGTGTGTAGGTCACCCAATACGGCCTGCCGCCATCAGATGGTGCATCCACCAGCGTGCCGATGTGGCCATAACGCACCATCTTACGTGCAGTCTCGTAGGTCCACACGTTGAGGTCGTTGCCGTTGAGGTCTACGTCAAACAACTGCTCGCGGATGGTGTCGCTGGTATCGATTAGTCTCACCGGCTTGCGGGTCAGCATTCCAGCCAGCAAGCGCTCAAGGCGTTGGTAGTACGGCGGCACCACGCTGCGCGCAAGGCGGTTGTCATAAGACTCGTCCTGCTCGCGTGGCTCTTGCGGCAGGTAGCGGCGGTGCTTCCGCCGCATACCGTATGTGCCTTGCAGTAAATCCTCAATCAGGATCCAATGCGTTTCTTGCGCGTACCATGCAGAGTTTGCATCCTGCACACGGGTGACCTTACGCTCTGCCGTAGGCCGGTCGTAGTAGTTAAAACCCGTGTACATGCTCTACGTCAAGCTGCAGTCAGTGTAACGCTGTTGCGGGTTACCTTAATTTCAAACTCATCACCGGGGTTGAAACCCATCTCTTTGACGTACCCTTCACCAATGGACAGCTTGCCGTTGAACTGCACCTTGGTTTTGTAGGTCAAGGTGCGACCTGCCTTTTTAGGGCCAGCCAGTGCAATGCCCTTGGCATCGAGGAGCGCTTCGTAAAACGCGGTGAAGCAAAGCTTTTCGCCTTTGATGTAGCCGCACTCGCGGACCAGTTCGGTCTTGTTCAGGTGAGCGGATTCTTTGACTTTCGACAGTAGCTCAGCGCCGGTCAGCATGAGTGCAGTAAATGGATGGCGGATTTAATATAACCTAATGCCAGTGCTTCGTCCAGCATTGGCGTGCAGCGGGTTGAACTCACGCCAGATGATGTACCCAAGCGCATCGTTCATGTGGTCGTAGCCTGCGTCCTTGTCAGGCTCACCTTTCTCGTTGTAAGACTGCAGCTCAAGACACTCGATTACCTTGCGGCAGCCGTCTGTTACCTGCAGCCGCACTTGACCTTTGCCGTTTTCCAGCAAAGCCTGAACAGCAGCCACGCGATCACGGACGGGAGGATTGCTGCGCGGCGATTGGTTTGACATGCCATACGATTCAAGGATCTGGATGTCTGTTTGCGCAGCATTGGTGCTGCGGTTGCCGCCGCTGGCGTCAGGGTAAACATAGATACGATGCGTTGGGTATCTGGATTTGATCGACTGCGCTAGGGCGTCGGTGTCATGGGCGCCAGAGATCTCATCAACTACTAGCAGGGTGTTGCTTTGCCTGATGGCGATGACGGCAGACATGTTGCCCACGTTAAAGTCAACGCCAACGCGCAATGGTTCGCGGCTGATGTCTGGTAGGTCGGTGACAATGTGCTTAGCGCGATCAAAGCGGTCATACACTTGGCCAGTGGTGAGGTTGACAAATTCACCGTCTAGGTATGCCTTGAGGAGGCTTGGATCGTAGTTGGCCTGCAGTCGCTCAATGAAATCTGGCGGCAGGTGCGGGTTGTCCACGGTGCGCATCTTGATCAGATGCCGATCTGCGCGCGCCTTGGCATCATCACTGCCAAACGTATTCCACATCCAGCGAAAGCCTTCTGGCGTGCTGGCCGCTGCAAACTGCCGGACATTACCTGATCGCAAGCGACCAAGGATCTTAGGAAATGCCTTGTTGGCAATGGCTGGCGTCACGGTGTCGATCTCGTCCGCTAACACCCATGCAAGGTTCAAACCAATGATGCGTGACCAGTTCTCAAACGATCGGCACAAGATCTTGGTGTCACCACCTGGCAGGTGCAGCGTGTACTCCGGCAGCGGTGATGCCCTGAATGTGTACGGGATGTCATACGCCTCTAGGAAATCATCAAAGTCGTTCTGCCAGATGTCACGAATCAATGGGCCGGTGGGTTCCATCACGGCGCCGATAAACCCTTGATTGGCTGCGGCCAGCATCACAGCCTTGGCGCACAATGCCCTGGTCTTGCCAGCGCCATACCCGGCCGAGATACCAAGGATCTGCGTTGCGGTGTCATCCACAAACGCAAGCTGCCCAGGGTGCAGATCTGCGCGAATGCGGGCCAGTAGATCGCCTGTGTGCTCCGCCGTTGGCATCTCCATGAAGTTAAGCAGCGGGGCATCTTCACAGATGCCAGCAACGATGCTCACGACATTTCAAATCGCAGCAACCGTGCCTGTTTTTCAATAGCAGTCATTGCAAGACCAACCTGTCCATTTTCGCGCGCGATGCGCTCATAATCTTGCAACCGCGCAAGCGCAGCTTCCAGCCACTGCGGTCTAGCAATTTCAGCATCAATTGATAGTAGTTTGCGCGCTTCAGCTAAGTAATCCCTTACTTGGCGTTCGCTTACATTCCACTTTTCGGAACCGTATTGAACGATTTGGTTATGATTGTAGGCACGCAAAAGCAACCCATAGACCTCATTAACACGGGCCTGGATTTCATCTTTAGTGCTTTTGCGTGCCATGTGATCAGCGTACCTGAACTGGCATTACCAGTGTAAGACCAGGCTCAAATACTACAGGAGTAGTTGAGCTGTTGCCGCTGATGGTAGCAGTATCACCGTCTAGATGCTTGAAGGCATCAATGAGGTAATGCACGTTGAAGGCAAGGGTTGGCAGCGTGCCATCCATGGCAATGGACTCTGACCCGCTGTTGGCTTCAGCCTCGGCGGCAATGGTAAGCCGCTTGGATTTCGCGGTGAGCTTGACGACGCTGTTGTGGCTGTCGGCGATAACGGCTACGCGCTCAAGGGCAGCCAGCATGGCAAGGCGGCTGACAATAGCCGTGTGCTCGTAGCTGGGAGGGATCAGCGCTTGCACGTTCGGGTAGGTGCCGTCCAATAACCGCGAAACGATCATGGTGCCATCAGCAAGGGCGATAGCGGCTTGATGCTTGTCTGCGGTGATGGTGGCCGGCTGGCGGATCTGCTGCAGGGTGCGCGCAGGCAGCACGAGATCGAGGTCTGCGGCATCGGTGTCGGCGGTACGCACGGCAAGGCGATGACCGTCTGTGGCCTCAAGGCGCAGGGCGCCGCTTGCGATGGTGACATGCACGCCGGTCAGCAGCTGCTTGGACGCATCGGTGGCTGCAGCAGGCAATACGGCCGCCAATGGCGCTGTGAGGTCCACAGCAACGCCTGCAGCAGCATCCACCACGGGCAATGCAGGGAAATCCTCCGCAGAGGCCACGGAGAGGCTGTAGGAGCCGCCTGCAGCGGTCAGCGTGACGCGTGTACCGTCCACGGCCAGCGACAGCGCCTCAGAAGCGTCTAGGCGGCCTGTGATGTCCGCTAGCAGCCGATGGGGCACCACGCAAGCGCCAACGGTGTCTACGGCAGCAGTGATGGCGGTGCTGATGCCAAGGTCAAGGTCATATGCGGTGATGCGCACGGCGCCGTCATCAGCAGCAAGGAGCACGCCAGCAAGGATCGGATGACCAGAGCGTCCGGTGCCTACAGCGCGGGATACAGCGCGGAGGGCATGGGACAGGTCGAACTGTGAGCAGGTGAATTTCATTGTGCAGCAGCTTCGGCTAGGGCGTTGATGATGGCGTCGCAATCGACTTGAAACGAACCGACGAGTTCGAGCGGGATCGGCTGGCTGTCGTCCTGTGCGTTGTCGCGGATGGCATGGGCGTAAGCCAATGCCTGCGTGATGCAGTCATGAAGCCGGTTGATCACCGGCGACTGCTTGGCGGGAATGCTGATCGAGTCTTGTGATGACATACGCAACGAGATGCTCAACGTGTCGGTGCGACAGATCACCCCGCATGTGGGCAGCAGCACCGGACACGAGGCGATGGTAGTCGGCTGTGGTCAACCTTGCAACCGCACTGCTTAAGGAACGGTCACGGATCAGCTGCGCGCGGCTGGTGCCGAGTGATGCGGCCTGCTGATCCAAGGCGGTGAGGTCTTCGGGCTGGAAACGGACTTTGATTTCTTGCATTTGTTCCATGGGTGAGGCGGCAGCATACGTCCAACCAAGGTTTTGAGGTTAGGACGGCGAGATCCCTTGCGGGCCAAGGCTTCTCCTAACCGTCTAACCTCCTAACCTCTAGTAGTAAGTAAGTAAAAGAGGAGTAGGGGGGGGGTACGGGGTAACTCTGTAAGGGAAGTGGGTCGGTCCGCTGGTTAGGCGGCTGACATCGACTGCAGCGCAAGGCGTCTGACCGTCTAGCCGACATGTTGGCCGTCCAACTGGTAGTACCAGCGCCTCTTGCCGGTCGATTCGCGGCGTTTCGCCCAACCCAGCTCCTTCAGGATCGAAGCCACTTGCATCTGGTCGGCCTTGGACTGGCGCTCCATAGGCTTCTGGATGGCCTTGGCAAGGATCTCCTCGGAGGTCAACAGGTCAGTGCTGCGGCGTTCGGCGAGGTAGGAAAGGATGGCGGCGCGCCATGGCGACTCGATCATGTAGGCATCGTTTTCCTGCTGAACGGCTAGCTCCATGGCTGCAGGAAGGCGGCTGGTTTCACCGTTGCGGTAGGCATGAACCGCTGCAGACCAGATGGCGTCACGCTCCATTAAGAGCATCGCAGTGTTGATTTGATCCACCTGTGTCCTAGTCGTAGGTATCACCCAGAAACGACGGTTTCCGGTTTCATCCACGAGAAAGCCAGCGGTTTTATTAGTGGTGCCAACAATGATGCCACGCCTTGGGAATGCTTCAACGGCCTTGCCATATGGCACACGGAGTAGATCTACCGCCTGCGATAAAAACGCCTTGACTTGCCCAGCGTGCTTACGATTGGTGATGTGATCAAGCTCTGCCCATTCCATGATCCACGAGCGGTGAAGCACCATTACATCGTCCTTGGTGCTGATGTCACCCAATGCATCTGAGTAAAATGGACCACCTAAACAGCCCCAGAAGCTGGATTTGTATGCACCTTGATCGCCCATGATCACGCAGGCGGTGTCATGCTTGAAACCAGGATCAAAGGCACGAGCAACAGCGCCGATCAAGGTGCGCTTAAGCATCTCGTCGTAGATCGTGGCCTCACCGCCTTGGTCCTCTGGGCGAAGGTATGCGGTAGCGAGGCCGTCGATGTAAGCCGGCTGGACGTGCTGCTCGCAATGGTTCAGGTACTCGGTTACGGGGTCGTAAGGGTTCTCGTTGGCGACCTGCACAAGGCAGTCAATAGCCAGCTCCTTGCCGACCTTGTAACCCATCTCTGCCAGCTTCAGGTAAAAGCGATCGGCGCCATCGATGACCTTGCCCTTGATTTCGATCTGCTGGGTGAAAACGTTGTAGCGGATCTCATCGGTTTGGCTGCGCAGCAGGGCTAACAGCTCTGCGGTTTCCAGTTTTTCCGGCTTCGTGATGATCGGCGGTTTGGCATCGCCGTCACCACTGCCGTCACCTGTCGCCACCCTGCGCTGCGGCTCGCGACGCCGCGGCTGCCAGCCGTCTTTTTTGGCCATGTCGCCAAGGGTGCCAAGGCTGATGCCGGACTTCTTGAAGCTCTTCCACTTGCGCTGGCAATCACTGGGCTTGTGCTTGCCGGATTGCGCTGACCACTGCTCCCACTCGTCTAGCAAGGCATCATCGCCAACGCTATGGAGCGCCATGCCAACGGCTAGCCAGTCGTCGTAGTCATCAGCGCGACTGCTGGCGAGGGCGTCTAGGTAAGAGCGCGCCCTGGTGGCATCGTCAGCACCATTTATCACTGGCGGCAAGACCACCGGCTCGGCTACTGGTTTGAGCATCCGCTCGATCAGGCAAAGCGGCGCTTCGGCTAGGTCGAGATCTTCGGGGCTGTATTTGGCTACCCAGCGGTAGCCGCTGGTGGTTGGGTGCGCGCCGGCTACAACAGACTGGCAGCCGGTCCAACGGAGTTCCACCTGCTCCGGTTTGCCGTCGGAGTCGGTGACACCTGACTTGTATTTGCGTGTGGCGATGCCAGACCAGTACTCCTCTGGCACGCGGTAGATGACTTGAAACCTGCCATCACGACCGGAGGTAACAGTCCACGAGCGCGGCAACGACGACATGGGGCAACCCCAGTCTCGAAGGATGGTGCTGGCGCTGCGGCCGTCGTGATCAAGGAACAGCAAACCACCCGATGGCACGCCACAGCACACGCCAATAGCACGAGCGCGACCGGAGTCAAGCTCGGCCTGCAGTTTGGCTTTGTCTAGTGGGTTGTCCTGCCACTTGAGTTGATACGGCCGCTTCTGGCCGTCAACAGCAACGTATCCCCACCCATCGGGCAGGCGGTTTAGCTCTTGGGCAAGGGTCACTTGATCTCCTTGAGCGCCTGCTCTAGCAGCAATCGGATAGCGGTTGCGCGATTCATGCGATCACCGCGCCAAGAATCAAGCCGCTGCAATAGGTCTGGCGTCAGCCGTATATGGGTTGGATGGACGAGACGCACGAGTTTGGGGTGGACGCTTGCCAAGCGTAGCAACGGTTGCTACGGTGGCAATGCCAAACGGCAGCCATGACCTACAAAGACTTCCTAGCCTCCAAATCCACAGCCTGCGCACCTGCGGGCTTTGACCCCGACCAGTTCACGGCGCCGCTGTTCCCGTTTCAGCAGGACATCGTGACCATGGCTTGCCGCGTCGGCAAGTTCTGCATCTGGGCTGACTGCGGCATGGGCAAAACCGCCATGCAGCTTGAGTGGGCGCATCAAGTGCATAAGCGCACTGGTGGCAACGTGCTGGTGTTGGCACCGCTAGCCGTGGCGCACCAGACCGTGCGCGAGGGCGCCAAGTTCGGCATCCAATGCAGCTTTGCCGCAACGCAAGATGAGGTGAAGCCCGGCATCACGATCACCAACTACGAAAAGCTCGGCCACTTCGATTCATCCGCCTTCCAAGGCGTGGTGCTCGACGAGTCCAGCATTCTCAAGGCCTATACCGGCAAGATCCGCAATCAGATCATCTCCAGCTTTAGCCAAACGCCATTCCGTCTGGCATGCTCAGCGACACCAGCACCAAACGACCACATGGAGCTTGGCAACCATGCTGAGTTCATTGGCGTGATGACTAGGACCGAGATGCTGGCAATGTTCTTTGTGCATGACGGTGGCGACACTGCTAAGTGGCGCATCAAAGGACACGCCAAGAGCAAGTTCTGGGAATGGGTCTGCAGTTGGGCGGTGACCATCCGCAAGCCATCAGACCTTGGCTACGACGATGGCAACTTCATCCTGCCGGCATTGCAGATTCAAGACTGCACTGTTGAAACGCCACGCGAGGCAGTGGCGGACGATGCCGGCCAGATGGCGCTGTTTGCCATGGAAGCGCGGACGCTGAGCGATCAACGGCAAGTGCGCAAGGCATCCCTCGCCCTCCGCGTGGCTGCTGCTGCCAAACTTGCCAACAGCAACACTGAGCAATGGATGGTGTGGTGTGATCTCAACGATGAGAGCAAAGCGCTAACGGCTGCCATCAATGGCGCGGTTGAGGTGTCTGGTTCTGACAGCGACGACCACAAGCGGCAAGCTGCCATCGACTTTCAGGATGGCAAGATTCGCGTACTGGTCAGCAAGTCGAGCATCTTTGGCTTTGGCCTCAACTTCCAGCGCTGCCACAACGTCGCATTTGTTGGCTTGAGTCACAGCTATGAGGCTTTTTATCAAGCCATCCGTAGGTGCTGGCGGTTTGGGCAAGAGCAACCGGTTAATGCGCACATTGTCTACGACATAGCCGAAGGCCGCGTCATTGAAAACATCCGCCGCAAAGAGGCGGACAGCATCCAGATGGCCCAATCAATGGTTGAAATCATGAAGCAACAAACAATGGAACAACTCAAAAAGATCCAGCGTCAGGTTGCACCGCACATTACAGAGCACAAGTCCGGCGACAACTGGGACCTGTACATGGGCGACTGCGTGGAGAGCATTAAGCAACTCGACAGCGACTCCATCCATTACAGCATCTTCAGTCCGCCATTCGCGTCGCTTTACACCTACAGCAACAGCGACCGCGACATGGGCAACAGCCGCAACGACCAGGAGTTCTTCGATCACTTCGTTTACCTAGCCAAGGAGCTGCATCGCGTGCTGATGCCGGGCCGGTTGATCAGCTTCCACTGCATGAATCTGCCCAGCAGCAAGGAACGCGATGGTTTCATCGGCGTGAAGGACTTTCGTGGCGACATGCTGCGGATATTCCAAGCTGCGGGCTTCGTATTCCATAGCGAGGTGTGCATCTGGAAAGATCCGGTCACCGCAATGCAGCGCACCAAGGCGATCGGGCTGCTGCATAAGCAAGTGCGTAAGGACTCAGCGCTTAGCCGTCAGGGCATTCCTGACTATCTGGTAACGGTGCGCAAGCTGGGCGACAACCTTGAGCCATGCGCGGGGCCATTCACTGAGTTTGCCGGCGAGAATGCACCGGCCAAAACGGGCGATGCGGTCAAAGACAGCATCAACATTTGGCAGCGTTACGCCAGCCCGGTGTGGATGGACATTAACCCATCAGACACGCTGCAATACCGCAGCGCCCGCGCCAATGAGGATGAACGTCACATCTGCCCGCTGCAGCTGGAGGTGATCCGCCGCGGCCTGCAGCTATGGAGCAATCCCGGCGATCTGGTGCTGTCGCCGTTTGCTGGCATCGGCAGCGAGGGCTACGTCAGTTTGCAGATGCAGCGCCGGTTTGTAGGCTTCGAACTGAAGCCTAGTTATTTCAATTGCGCCGCCAAAAACCTAAGCATGGTGGAGTCGCATAAGCAGGGAGAGCTGGTATGAACCTCCGCCCCTACCAGCAACAGCTAATAACCGACATCCGCCTGCAATACCAGCTAGGCCATCGCAAAGTGCTAGCCGTACTGCCCACAGGCGCTGGCAAGACCGTGTGCTTCAGCCACATTGCCCAATTCGCCGCCCGCAAGGGCAACCGCGTGCTGATCGCGGTACACCGTCAGGAGCTACTGGATCAAGCGTGCCGCGCGCTGCCGATGCCGCATGGCGTGATTGCCGCCAACCGCGGCATGGATCTCAGCCATGCAGTGCAAGTGGCATCAGTCCAAACGCTTGCCCGCAGGCTGCACAAACTGCCGCGTGATTTCTTTCAGCTGGTGATCATCGACGAGGCGCACCACAGCAATGCCGGCACCTGGGCAAAAACGCTGGAGCATTTCCACCAAGCGCACCTGCTGGGTGTCACTGCAACCCCAGTCCGCCTTGACGGCCGCGGCCTTGGCGAGCACTATCAGGTCATGGTGGAGGGGCCAAGCGCTGCCTGGCTAACCGACAACGGCTACCTCGCCGCGGCCAAGGTGCTGGCACCACCGGGCTTCGATACCACCGGCCTGCGCAAACGGATGGGTGACTTCGACACCAAAGAGGCAGAGCACCGTGTCGGCACGATCATGGGCGACTGCTTAAGCCACTACCGCAAACACCTTGATGGGCAGACGGCAATCGCCTTCTGCTGCAGCGTAGCCCATGCCGAGGCAGTAGCAAGGCTGTTCATGGGTGCCGGCATCCCAGCCGCCAGCATTGACGGCAGCATGACCAGCGAGCAACGGCGTGACCTGCTGCAGGCGCTAGGCACCGGTCGGATACGCGTGCTCACCTCGTGCGCACTCATCGGCGAAGGCGTGGACGTGCCCTCGGTCGGCGGCTGCATCCTGCTACGGCCTACTGCATCTACCAGCCTGCACCTGCAGATGATCGGCCGGTGCCTTAGGCCATCACCTGGCAAGGCTGCTGCAGTGGTGCTGGATCATGTCGGCAACACCTTGCGGCTGGGCCATCACCTCGAACCGCGTGAGTGGACGCTAGACGGCCTTAAAAAGCGCGACCGCGAGGCAGCGCCCAGCGTCAAGGTCTGCCCCAGCTGCTTTGCCGCCATGGCCAGCCAGGCCAAGCAATGCGGTGAATGCGGGCATCGCTTTGCACCAGAGGCACGCGAGCTGCAGCAGGTGGATGGTGAGTTGGTGGAGGTAAAATCTCTGGATCAATCGTGGCTTAGATATCGAAGCCCCGTAGAAGTTTATTTTGGTTCAGACTACGGGTGGATGAGTGGATTCGAGGTGTGTAGATATTCCGCTGAAAAAGTTAATGGTCAATGGGTAGAAAAAACTATTACCGTAGAAGCTACCCAGGCTGGATTGATTGGACCTGGAGATAAAATGGATGTCGACAGATCACGCGTTAGACCGGACAGCCAAGGAGCAAAACGCCAGCAAGGCGGTGCGCAAAGCCTCGACGATCTCCGCCAGCTAGCGCAGCAACGCGGCTACAAACGCGGATGGGCTGAGAGGGTGTATCAGGCTAGGTTGCTTAAAAGGCAAGGCGGATGAGGGTTTTAGTCGCTTGCGAATACAGCGCTCGCGTTCGTGATGCGTTCCGCAGCCGAGGCCATGACGCGTGGAGCTGTGACCTGCTGCCATGCGAAGGTGACCCGGAATGGCACTTGCAGCAGCCGGTAGAGAATGTGCTGGGTGATGGATGGGATCTGATGATTGCCCATCCGCCGTGCACGCATTTGGCGGTATCTGGTAGCAGGCATTTCCACCGCAAGCAGCGTGAACAAGCGGAAGCGCTGGATTTCGTGCGCTTGCTGATGGCGGCGCCCATCGACCGTTGGTGCATTGAGAACCCGGTCAGCGTGATCAGCACTGCCATTGCCCCCCCCCACTCAGATCATCCAGCCGTGGCAGTTTGGGCATGGTGAAACTAAGGCCACCTGCTTATGGCTTAAGAACCTTCCGCGGTTAAAGCCCACCAACGTGGTTAAAGGCCGCGAGCCGAAGGTGTGGATGATGAGCGGCCCAGACCGTTGGAAAAATCGCAGCCGTACATATATAGGTGTAGCCGAGGCGATGGCCAAGCAATGGGGCACAGTTACGCTGCCACCACCGATGCAGCAGCTAGCCCTTGCCATCTGAACAGCAAATTCAGCAACACATCCGCTTGACCTGCAGCACCGGCGCTACCAGGCTGTTCCGCAATAACGTTGGTCGATTGCCCGACCCTCGCACTGGTCGATGGGTTGAGTTTGGCGTTGGCGGCAAAGGCGCGGGTGATTTGCTTGGCTGGCGCACGGTGACAGTGACGCCAGAGATGGTCGGCACCCAAGTGGCGGTGTTCACCTCCATAGAGGTCAAGACCGCTACCGGCAGGCTGCGCCCTGAGCAGCAGCAGTGGCTAGATGCGGTGCAAGCGGCAGGTGGCATTGCCGGTGTGGCGCGGTCGGTGGATGACGCACTGGATCTGCTCAGTTGACTAGAACGTGTGCACCACTTATCACCCAGACCCGTTGCGCTGCAGTCGATCTAGCCTTGTAGTACATCCGCTCACCCTCAATTGTGAACGGATGTAACGCAGTGCTCTGTGCCACCTGTGGAAAACGATTTCTTCACAGGTACGGCTGTACCAGATTGCCGAGATCCCTTGCGCCGCAATGTATTTGGGCGGTGGTTTGCCTGTACTAGCGGGTGGTGTTTGGTATCAAGTTGATACCAGAACCGGCTGGCCTTGTGCCAGTTCGGGGCCAACCCGTGTGCAGCGAGTGTGCCAGTTTCTCCTTATAGTGCCACTTGCTGGTTGTCACATACTGCCCCAGATCCCTTGCGGCGCAGTCGATCTGGCCGGGAGTGGTACGCCTGACCCAGTGGGTCGGGTCTGGTATGTGCACCGCATATCACCGACAGTGGTGGGGCACCACGCACCACACCCCATGGGCCTCATGACCGACACGCTCCGCGCCACCCTCCGGGATCTGGCCGAGAGCGACGCCCGCCTGTATCGCGGGCTGGGCGAGATCACCGCCGCAACGCAGGCGCCGGCGCTACCCGCCACACAGGCCGACATCCAGGCCGCCATCGCCCTGCTTGAGCAGCACGGCTACACGGTCACGGGTCCTTGAGGGGCCCGGCCTCCCTCACCCGCTGTGCATCACGCATCACGCATCACAGGCCCCTTGCAGGGCCACACAGGCCCCACTCACGACACGACACCCATGACTGCTGACGCCATGCGCCGCCACCGCCTACGACGTGCTGGCCTGCTGCCTGACCTGGCCACATGCACCACCTGCAGCCGTCAGGCACGCAGCACCCGTACGGCGCCGCTCTGCTCCCGCTGCTGGCGTCTGTCGCCTGCTGGCCGCGAGTGGAACCGCCTGCGCATGGCCGCCCAACGGTTGACCACGGCAGCAGTGGGTGGTACGCTCCGTAAGCCCCAAACCGAGAACCATGACGACTACGACACTTGCCCTGATCGCAGCGCTGCTACTCCTGCCGATCATCATCCTGCTGTGGGCCACTGAGTCCACCGAACAACGCGCCAAGCGGTTGCGCAGCTATGGCTGGACCCAGCGCCGCATTGCTGAGCACATGGGCATCAGCCGCAGCCGTGTACAACGGATTGTGACCGCCCACGGTTGAGCGGGGCGGCGCAATGGCAGCCCGCGCCAAACGCCTAGCCGCCTGACCCCCACGCGGCCCGCCGGAGCCGCACCCAATCCGGCATCAACCCAACCCGAGAACCATGATCAAGATCATTGACCGCCTTGCTGTGCTCGTCATCATCTTTGGCATTGCTGCCATGGCATATGACACCGGCAAGCAACGGGTGCAGGCTCATCACGCTTGCCAAGAGCAGCTGAAGCCATGACCACAAACGACACGTATTGGACGCTGCAGACAGCTATTAACCACGGCGGCGGTTTCTACCGCCGCTTGGCTGAGGCGACGCTGCACGCCGACCCTGATAACAAACAGCGCGTGATGCTTGCATTTCCAGAGTTGCAGCAGTGCTACGGCCCACAGACGCACTTGCATCGCCAGCTGAGGGCAGCATGACCATTGGCAACGAGCAGTACCACGCTGACCCTGCCGTCAGCGCTTCGCATCTGCACGCCATCGCACGCAGCCCATACCACTACTGGGCGCGATACATCAACCCACTCCGGATACCAGTTGAGCCAACTGCTGCCATGCGGCTTGGCACGCTGGTGCATTGCGTAGTGCTAGAGCCTGATGAGGCAAGCAAGCGTTTTGGCGTTTGCGGTCCACGCAATACCAAGGCTGGCAAAGAGCAGGCTGCCGACATGGCTGCACGCGGCATTGAAGCTGTCACGCCTAGCGACATGCTTACTGCTAACTGCATGGCAGATAGCGTCCGCAGTCACCCTGCAGCATCTGCATTGCTTGCCTATGGCAAGGCTGAGCAGTCGTTCTGGTGGGATGATGCAGCTACCGGCTTGCGGTGCAAATGCCGCCCCGACTGGTACTCCGGCACCACTGTGGTTGACCTCAAAACCACTACGGACGCATCACCAGCGGGCTTTGCCAAAAGCGTGGCCACCTTCCGCTACCATACTCAAGCCAGTCATTACCTGTCTGGTCTGCATGGTGCTGAGCGTTTTGTGTTCATTGCTGTCGAGAAGACTGCACCGTACGCGGTTGCCGTTTACGAGCTTGACGCTGCGGCCTTGGCTGCCGGCAACGAGCTACGGCAACGTGACCTACGCATGATTGCCGACTGCCGCGCTACTAGCGAGTGGCCTGGCTACGGCGATGACTGCCAAACGCTCAGCCTGCCTTCATGGGCATTGACTGCCAACCCAACCATCACTTCCGATGACTTCTAGTATCACGCTCTGGACCCCAGAGCAAACCCAACTGATCAGCACGACTATTGCCCCAGGCTGCAGCAACGATGAACTGCGCCTGTTTGCCTATGCCTGCCAGCGCACTGGGCTAGATCCGTTCTCCAAGCAGATCTACGCCATCCGACGTAGTGGGCGCATGACCATTCAGGCCGGCATTGATGGCTTGCGCGCCATTGCTGAGCGCACCGGACAATTGGACGGCAGTGAGACGTACTGGTGTGGTGACGACGGCCAGTGGACTGATGTATGGCTTGGCAGCAAGCCACCCGCTGCGGCCAAAACCATCATCCATCGCAAGGGCAGCACGCATCCATTCACTGGTGTGGCGCGCTTTGCGGATTACAACGCCGGCCAGGGGCTTTGGTCCAAGATGGGCGCTGCGATGATTGCCAAATGCTCTGAAGCATTGGCACTGCGCAAGGCATTCCCTGCTGACATGTCCGGTGTGTACAGCACCGATGAAATGCACCAAGCCGAGGTTGAGCCTGTCACTGTGACCGCAGCGCCTGCACTGCCTGCCAAGGGCGATGCCAAGCTGTTCCAAGCTGGCAAGGCTGCTATCGCCAAGGCCGATACCATGGCCAAGCTGCAAGAGGTAACCGACCGCATGGAAGTGCGCAAGGCTGACCTAAGCGATGAGCAGCACAGCAAACTGCTGGGATTGGCACTAGCCAAGGAAACCGAGCTAGCGGTACCTGCAACCGAGGATCCATTCGCTGATGACTGAACCGTATCTGACCAATGACCAACTAGCAGCGCGTTGGGGGCTAAAGCCAGCCGCTATTAAAAACCAACGCGCACGCGGCATTGGTCCTAAGTATTACACCATCCCGCGCATCGGCTTTCCAGCCGGTACGCCACGGGTGCGGTATCCGCTATCCCAAGTCCTGGCCTTTGAAAAGGCCAATAACATCACGCCACTGACATGAGCCTTTACGCATCCGGCATCGTTCGCATCATTTCCGATCCCCAACTGCGTGCTTTTGAAAGCGGCAGTATGGTTGCCAACTTCGCAGGTGGCATCCAAGAGGGTAAAGACAAAGACGGCAATTACATCAACAATGTAATTGACATTGAAATGTGGGGCAAGTCTGCAGAGCTTGTTGCGGACCGCTGCAAAAAGGGTGATTCCATCATGGTGACAGGTAATGTCCGCCGCCAAGAATGGAACGACAAGACCACTGGCGATAAGCGCAGCAAGCATGTGTTGAATGTACAGCGGTTTGAGTTTCTGCCTCGTGCCGCACAAACCGAGGAGCCTGCTTTCTAATGGATCAAACCGCCCTTGAAGCTGCATTCAAGGAGTGGTGGGAGGCGTCCTACGGGCGCCCTCCCGGCACCCATGCAGTCATGACCCACGCTGGATTTGCAGCGTACATCCTTGAACTAATGAAAAATGACGGATCTCGTTAACCATCCGCCGCATTACAAACAAGGCGACATCGAATGCATCCAAGCCATAAAAGCTGCCCTTGGCTCTGAAGGCTTTAAGGCATATTGCAAGGGCCAGGTGTTCAAGTACCTATGGCGCGCTGAACACAAAGGCAATGCCGTAGAAGACCTCGGTAAAGCCGACTGGTACATGCGGCGCCTGCTGCTGGAGGCAGAGGCGTAATCTTTATTCCCAATTTGGAGCAAATTAGGAGATGACTGACCACCCGATCACCCCACCGCCGGAGCTGGTGCAGCAGTGGGTAGCCGAAATCTGGCACGAAGGGACCCCAGTTCGAGTTGCACTTAGCGACGAACACATCGCCACCCAAGCCGCCCGCTGGGGCGCCGACCAAGAGCTGGAGGCGTGTTGTGAGTGGGTTGAGAAAACGATTCCATCGTGGGTTCCAAATACTTTGAAAACGCAGCTCCGCGCCGCCCGCCGCCCCAAGCCAAAGAGCTTGAAGGAGCAGGCGCTGGAAACACTGAAGTATCCAAAAGATTTTTGGAGTGAAGCTGAGGTGGACACCATTCGTTTAGCACTGGAGGCCCTGCCCAATGACTGACCCGACCCCCACCGACTGGCGAGCGCTGTGCGCTGAGCTGCTGGAGGCGCTGGAAAATGCCATCCGCGTTGTTTACAACGAAGACGGTACTAAGCACATCAGCACTGCCGATCCCACGATTGCAAAGGCTGATGCCGCCTTGGCCCAGCCCGAGCCGCAGGGGCCGACGGATGAGGAGCTAGGTAAGTTGCTGTACTACGAGTTCACAACTAGCACGGGGCATGGAGAGCGTGTTAATGCAATGGGGTTTGCCCGTGCCGCCCTTGCCCGCTGGGGCCGCCCCGCCATCGAGCCGGTGCCGCAGCAGGAGGCTGAGTGATGACTGACCTCTCTCCCGCCGCGCAGGCTGTCCTACATGGGTTTCGCGCTGTGCCAACTCTTATGGATGGGCCGTCTATTGCCGGTGCCCTTCGCGCTTTAGTCGGTGCCAACGCCTATGAAGTCGAAGGAGAAGGCTGGTACAGCTTGATGATTGATGTCGATGACATCTATGCCATCGCCGCCGAGCTGGAGAACACCAATGATTGAGTGTTTTATGGCCTTCTGGATCGCTTCTGGTATTCCTACGTGCCTGATTTTCACACATAGCGAGCGTCATTTGATCAGAGGCATGGAACTTGCAGACGCGGTGATGTTGATAATTTTTTACACTTGCTTCGTCCTTATGGGCCCTATTGGTCTGACTGTGATTTTGATTGCAAAACTGCTTGTTTTTCTGACAAATCGATGACAACCCTTTATCAAAAACTACTCTCTGCCCAATGACTGACTTCCATATCGACTCAGAGATCGGCCGCATCGGCCAGCTCTGGTGGTTCAACTCCAACAACGTTGAACGCCTCTGGATGGGGAATGTCTCGCCTTGGGTCAACAAGTGGTGCATCCGCTGGGGCACCTGTGGCTTCGGCCGCAATGTTCGCGTCTACATGGAGCCGATTGATGACTGAGCTCTCACCACAAGCGCAGGCTGTCCTAAATGGGTTTCGCGCTGTGCCAACTCTTATGGATGCACCGTCTATTGCCGGTGCTCTTCGCGCTTTAGTCGGTGCCAACGCCTATGAAGTCGAAGGAGAAGGCTGGTACAGCTTGGTGATTGATGTCGATGACATCTACGCCATCGCCGCCGAGCTGGAGGCCCTGTGAATTTAGGCGAGCAACGTTGCCCTGAATGCAACGGGGCGATGCGCCTGGTCATGCAGGAGGCCACATACAACCGCAGGGCAAAGCGCAGACGTAACGAGTGCTACATCTGCAAGCACCGCATGACTTCGTATGTTGTAAGCGAGAAGTTTTTCCAGCAACTCGTGGCAGCGCACGATATTGTGGAGCGGTTGCAGGGGTTCTACTTCGACCACTGCGATCCCGAGGAGGATTAGGGGGAAGGTGGCTGATCCTCACGAGGTGTCAGCCTCACCGCAGCCCTCCCAACTACGGAATGCCCAGTGATTCC